TGAAAGTAATTTGCTAAAGTTTTCAATGAAAAGCGATGGTATTATTGTTTATTCACTTTATGGCAAAGGGAACTGGGATAAAGTAAAAAGTATAAAGTGGGATTTAACTAAAGATTTCTTAGGCGAACAAAGCAAAGAAACTAAAATAAAGATTTTAAAATTAATAAATAAACTATGACCGAAAACGAATTAAAAGAAAAAACACTGCAAGATTTAAATAAATTAATAAGTGATTACTTTAATTACGGAAAAAGTTTCTCGCCAATTGATTTAAAAATTTTGGCTGAAAATTGCATAAAATTAATAAATAAAGATTTTTAAAAATAATTCTTGACTATTAATTAAGCCAGTATTATCATGATTGCAAGCACCACATAAAAACCTTTTTAAAAATATTAACTTAACAAATAAAAATATGAAAAATGCAATAACAACAATTTCAAAAATCGAAACAACATTATTAGAAAAATTACCACAATTTTATAATGGCGATGCTAATAAATATATTAAATCAGTATTACTTGAAATCACTAAAAGCAAATCAGATCCAAAAAAAGATTTATCAGTTTGCACGCCCCTTTCAATTTTAACCGCAGTAAAGCAAGCGATAGATTTAGGGCTTGAAATTGATTCAAGACAACATTGTCATTTGGTTAAATATGGAACTAATGTTAATTTGCAAGTTGGTTATCGTGGATTTATTTTTGCAATTAAAAGAGCTTTTCCCGACGCAAATATTGTTGTAAATCTTGTAAAAGAAGGTGATATTTTTTCAATTAGAAAAGATGGTGATATTGAAGAATACACGCACACGATTAAAGACCCTTTTGCTGGACAAGATAAAATTATTGGCGGTTATTGCTATATTTCTTTTACTCTTGGTAATAGAAAAATTGCTAAAATTGAAACAGTTTCTAAAGCAGAAATTGTCAACATTAGAAAAAGTGCAAAGCAAGATTTTATTTGGAAAGATTGGTTTGAAGAAAAAGCAAAGGTGGCTATTATCCGAAGAGGCTGTAAAGTAATATTTGCTGGCTTAAACAATGAGCAGATAAATAATCTTGTTAATAAAGATAATGAAAATTTTGATTTAAATCAAGAAACTAAATCAGAACCAAAAGTTATTAACGATTTACCAAAAGTTGATTTTGAAGCTGAGAATGAAGTTGTTGAAGAACAAGAAGCCACATTAACTCAAGAAGAGATTGACGCTATAAAAGCAGAAGAATTTAGAGTTGCTAAGGAGGGTGAATAATGAAAGATAGATTTCAAATTATCGGTGCCAGTGAAATTGCTGGCATCGTAAAAGAATATTCGGCTAACTTATTTGCTGAAAATTTAATTAGCGAAACAATAAGCCAAAAATTAGAAGCAATGCCTAATTATCTTGAAACGAGATATTCGCTTGGTAAAAAATTAATGCTCGATAGAGAGCAATTTAAACGATTTAATGACTTTACAAATAATAAAGCTATGTCGCGAGGCAAAGAGATGGAAGAGGCAGTAAAAGACAACTATTTTAAGTTTAGAGAATGGTATTGTGAAATTACTGAATCTCAAACAGTAAAAGATAAAATAATTAAAAATTGTAAATTCCCGTTTAGAGCAACCATAGATTATATTTTAAACGACAACGAGATTCTTGAATGCAAAACAACTGACATAAGCCAGTGGTTTAAAATTGAGAATGATGGTTTACCTTTTAATTACTATATTCAAACTCAAGCTCAATTATGGCTTCATAAAAAAGAAATTTGCGAAGTTCATATTGCAGGAGTTAAAACAATTAATAAAGAGCATCAAATATTAGACTCAAAAACTTTTAAAGTTGGCTTAGACCCAAAAATGGTTCGAGCATTAACTGCAAGCTTAATTTGGTTTAGTGCTGAATTTGAAAAAGGCACTTTATTTAATAAAGACGAAGCTGATAAAACTAAAAAAGATAAGCAAATTGACGAGTTTTTGGCACTCGAGAAAGGAACTCTTGAATTACCTATTGAAAGCAATTTGTCGGCTAAATTAGCACGATTAAAAGAACTTGAAGAAGCAAAGAAAGAGTATGAAAAACTTGATAAAGAAATTAAAGAACAAGTTAAACAATCCATGAAAGATTATAAATTTGCAAGGTTCAAATCTAATCAATTTGAAATTGAGGCAAAATATAGCAATGAAAGTTATCACGACGAAACAAGCATTAATGAAGCAATTGAGAAAGCTAAATTAATAACTGTCGGCGATGTAAAATCGGTAAAAAAATTAACAATTAAATATTAACAAATTGGAGGGGAAATAGTATGGCAGATTATCAATTAGCATCAGTAATAATTAATAGCTCTGGTCAATATTCTGGCGAAATAGATTGGATTTATGACATAGATTATATTGGTGGTTTAGACAAAAGAGGAAAGTTAAGCACTAAAGACCTATTAAAAGTAAAACAAAGGCTTGTAGAATTGACCGAAAAAGTAGAAGAGCAATTACAATTAAGGATTTTAAGTAATGATGATGGGAGTAGATGGGATGACTAAAGAAAAAGTAAAATGTAAATGTTGCGGAAATATTTTTGAAGCTAGAACCGCTGACATTAAAAGAGGTTGGGGCAAATATTGCTCAAAATCTTGTAAAGCTAAAAAGCAAGAATCAAGAACAGGACAATTTAAAAACTTCCAAAATAGATTAAATTGGGATAAAGAAATTTTTATCGGCTACCAAGGGGGGGGAATATATGACTAAATTTATCTTCACCCCCGAATCTGATAAAATGGAGTTTGGCAACAAGGTTTATATGCATACCAAGGATTTAATGCAGATAGGCAAAGAATTTCAGGTTGAATTTAAACCGTTCGTTAAATCTAAATCTTATGACCAGCTTAAGGGAATTCATAAGCTTTGCGAGATTTACGGCAATTATATGTCAGAAAGTTTGGGATTTAAAGTTAGCTTTGAAAATGCTAAGGAAAGACTAAAATATAATATTAATTACACTCGATTGGCTAATGCTGACGAGGCTTTAGCGGAGGCATTGAGAATCAGAAGAGAAAAGGAATTACAAAATGAGCATATGACGATTAAAGAAATAAAATCTTTAGTCGAAGGTTTGCAACAAAAATATCAAGTCCCAGCTTCATTTGCCGACGCAACTCTTGAGGAAATGCAGGAGTTAATCGAAAAAGTTCATGAATTAGGGCGAGAAAGAGGTTGGCATAACTTGATTTTAACGAATCAGGAAATGCAAGAAATGGTTAATTTTTATGAACAAAAATAATTTGATTATCAAATTTAATTGTTTTTAAGAAACAAACAATTTTGATTATCAACTAGAATAACAACTAAAAATAAAATATGAATAAAAAAATTTTATGCCTTAACGGCTGGGGTCAAGAACCAAAAACACTTGAGAATGCTTTTAAGGAAGTTTTTAAAGATGCTGAGTTTGAAACTCACGATTATGTGACTAACAATGATAGCAATGGACTATTTCCAAGAGATTACAAAGGTTGTAAAGAATATGATATTACTATCGTTTGGAGTCTTGGCACGCATTGTGCTATAAATTTAATTCAAAAAAAGTTATTAAAAACTAAGCTTTTAATTTTAATTGCTCCAATATTTCAATTTGTCGAAAATGAAACAAATAAAGTTGGAATAACAAAAAATATGTTTGATGGTTTTTTGGCGGGTTTTAATAATAATCCTGAGGCTACAATGCAAGCATTAGTTCAAATGAGTGCTAGTGGCGACGAAAATGCTAATCTTGTTTTGGAAAAGATGAAGATTCAAGATTTAAATGTTTTAAGCTGTTATGCTTTAAAACAACAACTTTTACACTTAAGAGATTTTTCTTGTTTTGATGTTAATTTTAAAAAATTTCCTAAGACAATTTGCTTTAGTGGTGCAAATGATGAATTAATTAACGCCTCTCAAGCTAAATTATTTGCAGAAAGAATTAAAGACTTTGAGTTGCATATTATTGAGAATTGTGGGCACGCTCCACATTTTTCACATATGGAAGAAATTAAAGAGGGGTTAAAAAATGTTATATAGAAAAAAATCAGTTATAGCAAATAAAACAACCGAATATATTGATTTAAAAAATATCAATAAATTAGTGCCGAAAGAATTTTTGCATAAAATCAATTTGTTGTTTAATAAAGATGTGGCAAAAGAGCCAAAAACAGCTAATGAGTTGCTTATTTACAGATTGGCACAATTGAAAGAAAGCGATATGCAACAATATTTTTATAAACAAACGGTGTTATTGCAATACGAATTAAAGCAATTGAATAAATTTAACGAACTTGAGTTTGTGCAAAATGACAATGGCGATAGTTCTGCTGGTCATTTATCTCAAATTCAAAGAATGGCTTTGTTTAAAAGAAAAAAAGCGGAGGGGTCTAGGAAGGGGTTTTTTGACATTTCAATTTATTTTTATGCTTCAAATATAAACTATAGAGATACTGCATTTTGTGAAGTAAAAAGAATAGGATCGCCAAGTGAAATACATTTGACAAAAGAACAATTAGATTGGTTTTTAAAACTAAATTCGATGGGTTTTGATGCTTATATTACCAATAACCCTGTTTTCTTTAAAGATGTAGTTCTTAAAGAAATTAAAAGCAATTTTATGGAGGTTTAAATGGAAGAATTAAAATATTATTTAAAATCAAAATTTGAAAAATATAAAAGAAATGCAAAATTATTTTTAGGGTTTGATAAGAAACTTTACATAGAAACAATTTGGAATGATAATGAGCTTTTTGTTTTTTGGTGTTTATTTATTTCAACAATTCTTGTCATAACGCCATTAACAATAATTGCATATATTTTTGACCTTTCAAATCTTATGCTAGTTTGCAATCTTTTTCATATTTTTATTTTTTTTGGCATATTATTATTACTTGATTACGATACGGAGGTTTAAATGTTAATATTAGGATTATTGTTAACGGTGATATGGGGCATAGGATTTTGTCTTTTTATGTATAATTGTGAAATAACTAATAAATTTGGTGCGGTTGGAGCGGTTTTAATGATTATCCATGCGGTTTCGCAACTTTTAATTCGTTTTATTTAATTATGTTATTTATTTTAGTTTTTATTTTTATCTTTTTTAACAGCTTTATTTATAATAAATACTCACAGCTTCCTTTGAAAGAAAAGAAAATTGATTATGCTTTTGGTTTAACGATGTGCATAATCATTTTTGTTTATTTAATTTGGAGTTTTTAATATGATGGGGAGTTTTAATTATTTAATTTTTTTTGTAAAGGGACTTTGTATAATGTTTTTGTTCGCAAATATTATAAAAAGCAAAGATTCTATTTGTGATGTTGAAAAACAAAGCAAATTTATTCTCGAATGTTTAAACTCAAATGAAAAAAAGGGACTTCAATTGTGCGAGCGAATAGCAACACGCTTATATTGTAAATAATTAATCGCACCAGCTTTTTTTCTTATCACCACTATAAGCCCTTGCAAGTCCTTTTTTTAACAACTCTTGAGCAATGTCAACACCACCGACTTTAACATTAGCAATAATCCTTTTGCCGTATTTATCCCATTCTATTGGGGTTAAAAGCAATTCTTTATTACCGACTAAATCAGTTGTGAATTTAGTTGCCTGCATGGCTAATTCATTTTCTTTTTTACATTTAGCCCTTGAACCTTTCTCGGGTGTATCAATGCCGTTAATTCTAACGCTTAAGCCAAGCTTTTTAATTAAAGGCGATTCTTTGGAAACATCAATTTTAATAGTGTCGCCGTCGGTTACTTTTAAAGGTTTATAAACATACATTTGCTCTTGTGCTTGTGCAGTTGAGGTAAATAAGAATAGGATTAAGAATATTAGCATATGTTTATAATTAAGCATTTTTAACAACCCATTTGCCATTTATTAATTCGGCAAACCCGACAGACTTCTCGTCTTTTTTTTCGTCTAAATTAAATTGTATGTGAATACAACCTCTTTCAATCAAAATTTTGTCAAAACTAATTTTGTTTTCCGTTAAAATATCTATTAATAATTTTGCTCCATTTATAGGAGTCATCTCTTTTAAGTTTTCGTCGATTATATCGATATCACTAGCTAGACCTTGCATATGCCTTGATGAAGGACTTCCCCCGACTTTTTTATTAACAGCTGGTGAGCGATAAGCACTATTTAATTTAATTTTTGCTTTATATTTTTTTAATAACGCATCGTTGCATAAATTGATTTTTTTTGATGTATGAAGTAAGCAAGTTAAAACCCCTAACTTTGGCGTATTTTCTAGACCCGTGTTAGTTTGAAACCATTCTTCTTTTTTAAAGTTTTTAGTTTCTAAATCATCAATAGTTATAATTTGTGTAGTTATAACATAATCTTTTATTTTTTTTAAAATTCCCATAAATTATTTTTTTGTTAATTTAAATTTATTAAAACATTGATTTTGTAAAGATGGATCTAAACAACCGCAATCTTTTATTGACTTTACTTGCAAAAGAATATTAAAAATTTCTTCATTGTTAATTATCGATCGAAAATTTTGCTTATTAACTATAGGTAAATTTTCACAATAATTATTACTCACTAAACATTTTTTCGAGCAACTGCTCACGATCAACAAGAGAATTATTAATATTTCTTTTTTTAATAATTTTAACATTTTCTTTTACATTTTCATTTTGAGTATTAACAATGGCTTCAATTCTTTCATATTCTTTAACTTTGTCTTGAGCTTCAAAATATTTATTTACAAACCCGACAATAAATAAAAATAAAATTACTCCAATAACTCCGATTGCAAAGTTTTTGGATTTAAGAATTAATGGTAAAATAAAATTAAACATTATTTTTTTAAAAGTCCAGTTAATAAATTAATATTTCCTAAGCCAATAATCGCAAAGAAACCACCGCCAGCATAAAATAGGAACTTTCCTAAGTTGTCAAATGTTTCTTGCTTTATTGGTGTAAAAATGTCAATTAGAATCAAAGTGGGATATGCAAAAAAAGCAATTAAATAAATAATTGAGTAAATTTTGGCTCCTAATTCTTTTGTAAGCATAATTAAAGTTTGTTGGTTGTTAATTTTTCTAAAATCAATTTCATAGTTTTTCTTGATTCTTCAACTTCGGTATCTTTACCGTGCTTTACCTTTTTATAAGCATTTAAATCTTCTTCTAATTTTGATATCTTTTTTTCATTTTCTAGCATAAATTGTTTTATTAATTTGTGTGTTTCTTCGTCTCTTTTTTGATTTGCTATATTTGCTTTTTCAAAAGCTTCTTTTAATTGTGTAATTTGTTCTTTATTTTCTAAATTAGTTTTTTGCAATTCTTCATAACCCTCTTTTTTTTCTTTTACTGCAAAGATAAATTTTAAAAGCTCTTTAAACCCTTTAAATAGTAATTTTAAAAAATAAAAACCAATTGCAAGTTTGGCAATAATAGCAAATACTGCGGGGTCGGCTAATTCCTTAATTTGGTTTATAAAATCTTTAAAGTCCATTATTTTGGGCAAATATTTTGTTTAATTTTTATTAAGTCTTGTTTTATTTCTGATATATCTTGTTTTACTGGCTGGATCATATCTAATATTTTTTTCTCATTTTGATTTTTAACCCAATAATAAAAAAGATAAATAAAAAATGCACTTACAGGCATTGAAAATTCTGGTGCTTGCTTCATTAAGTTAAATATGGTAATAAAATCAATCATCGTTTTTTATATTTTGGTTTACCGAATAATCTAACAGCCACATACATTGCGTAGCGTTTAAATTTGCTAACTCCTAAACATTCAAGCCCTTGTAAAAAAGCCATGTCGGCATCGGCTCTAGTAATATGTGCGGGGGACTGTTTTGAGTATAAAAAATCATGAACAACAGCGATTTCAATCCCTTTGCCCGTTTCGCTTTGAAATGGTTTAAATAACTTAGGAGTTGAAAAACCATCAGTATTAAAACCAGCGGGAACGGTAATAGTATTTTCTTTACCTAAGTATTCAAAAATGTAAATAAAATCTTCTTGCAAAAAGAATCTTCCATCTACAATTTCGACTTTTAAATGTTTTTGAATTTTACATTCCATAATTATTCAAATTTAATTGCTTCGACTTCCTCAACAGTTTTGCAATTGTTGATTTCGTATTCTTTTATTTTAAAAAATTTGTTATTATCAATTTCTCTTTGTTGTATATGGTTAGCCAATGTTAACACAACAGGAAAAATATTAACTACACCTGCAACTTGTTTATTATCTTTAGTTATTGTTGTGCTATAAGGAACAATTTTTTGTTTTATGTAATTAGCATAATTTGTTTTAAATGATGCAAAATCAGCACTGTTATTAATAGCATTGTTTATACAATCAACAGTATCTAATGTACATTTATTTAAAATGCTTTCAGGTGTCAAATTGCTGTTTGGTATCGAGTCAACAAACCAAACAAATTGAACATCAGCTCCAAAAACATAAGGATTAACTCCTGTAATTTCGGGTGCTTTATGAGTAGTAAATGGTGCTGTTTTTTTAGATAGTATAAAGGCTTCGAGTTGAGCAAGTTTTTCCTTTTTTGCTTTTTCAAGTAAATAAACTTTTGCTTCGTCGGTGTCGGTAATATTTACCCAATTAGCGTATCCTGCCCCGATTTGTGAAACGCTTTGAAACTGGGCAATTTGTTTTGTTGTGGGATCTTTTAAAAAAACCATAAAATTTTTAAATTAAATTAATAAATTGTTTCCCAGCCGAGAGTATATAAACCAACAGAGGATAGATTAGTTGCTCCCGTAGAAGAGAACCATATTTGTCTACTTTTGTTTGAAATTACAGGCAAAGGTTTTGCGTAATTCGTGTTTGTAAAAGACGCAACTTTTACTACCCCAGATGCGTAATGAGTAACTGTGTTTTTATTAAAGTCCTGAACCGTAACAGCACTATTAGTTCCTGCAGATGTTGAAGAAATATCTATATATAAACCGCAATGTGCTTGAACTTTAATTCCAGCGGGTATTTTTATTTCTTGCAAACTAGAAACGGCAGTATTTGTTCTAGAAAACTCAGTAATGTCAGCATTAAATTTAAAAATATAGTTGCCGTCTTGTTTATAATTAAAATCGCCGTTAATTATATTCCCGCTTCCGTCAGTAATTACAGAAACTATTGGGTTTTTTGAAAATGTAGTATAGCCACTTGGTAAAACACTTGTAGGATCTGGAGTTGTTCCAGCGACCCCTAAAATCGCTCCTACATCAACTGTTCCATCTGGTTTTTGAATTGCAAACCAGTGATAGGTTGAGTTTATAGCTTTTGTTCCACTCAATAAACCGCCCTGATTTGTGCCTGCGACCCAAGAGGCATCTAGTCTTTTTGTCAATGCCGTTGCAAGTAATCCTTGACCAGATCCGTTATTTAAAATAAAATTTCCAGCACTAAAATCAATATCGTTATTAGCATCGGTGGCATTATTATTGACGGTGATCGGGTTATTGAGATAAGAAACACCTTGGTTGGTGGTGGTGGCTGGTCTAATATCTTGAACCAAAACAAAAGAAGTTCCATTATATCTAAACCTAGAATCTTTTGTTGTTAGAATATCGCCAGCTGTTAAATCAGTTGAACCATCTTCTTTTTTAAGGTTTTTAAGACCAGCTCCATTAACATTTATAGTTGAAGCTCCAGAGTTAGCATTGCCCGCACGAAATCTAATAGTCATTCCGTTAAAATAAGTATTCGTAGCGTCAACAGGTGATTTAAAAGGAGAAACGGGACTTAAAACATAAGCATTAGCAGTTCCCGAATCAGTAAAGAATTGACCACCAGAAGAATAACGAGCAGAGGCAATTGATAGTTGAAATAAATCTGTAGTTGATGGGGTTTGTCCGCTTGTGGTTGTCAAATTATCAACATCTGATAATTGATTCCATTCTGCACTTCCAACTGTGTTGCCATCAACTTTTGATGTATTAAAATCAGACATAAGAAATAAAAATAAAATTATAAAGCATTTGAATACCTAAAAAATAATTGAGCATTTGCAGGTTTTAATTTGTTAAATAAACAATTTAATATTGCTGGCTGTTGCTCAGTCAATGTAAAAGGAAAAGTTAAAGTAAATCCTTGTGGCTGTAAAGATGCAGGTAAAGTAATTACTATTGTAAAAGGTGCTGAAGCCTCAGCAATTAACAAAAATGGCAATGTCAATGGAAATGTAGAAGTCGAAACTCCGTTCGAAACTTCGATGTTATAACCCAAGATAGAGGCAATAGTTTTAAATTGTTTTTCAGTTGTAGCATTAATTCCTGCCAGTTTAAGTAATATATTTATTCTTCTTTGCTCTAATGTTGAAGCTACTTGAATACACGAATCAGGAATACCAACAAATGCCTCCCACTCTTCAATTAAAGTGGTTGTTTCTTCTGGATTATACTGATTAGCAACATCATTAATTTGATTTCTAAAATTTAAAAACTCAACCGCAAGACCATTTAAGATTTTTCTTAAAATAGAATTTTCTTTATTTTTTGCTTCGTGCAAGCGATCATCTCTTAAGTATTGAGACAAAATATCAGCTTGTTGTGTTTGTGTTCTTTGCTCTAAAATCATGGATAAGTTATTGTCCCCAAAATAGCCAGTTGCGAATCGCTTACCGCTGTATCGCTAGATGGCGTTGATAATGTAAAAGTTGGCGAGTTGCCATCTTCATCAATAACACTATAGATTAAAGAATTTAACTCAGTTAAAGCAACATCTCCACCAACATTAATTGACGGGCTTTTAAAATAATCAGTTAAAGTTTGAGTGATTGCGGTTTTCATAGCTGTTGTGTTTGGTGATAATGTTGCAAAAATAATATTTATATTTACCGCCGTAGGGGCTGAAACAACCACATAATTATCTGGAGTATTTGCTGGTTTAATTCCATTATCGACATCGATTATTGCATTTTTAACGGCGTTTACTTGCGCCGAAGTTGGAATTATATTTAAATCATTGTCACGAGTAAAATAAATAGTCACATATCCTGCCGATGGTGTAGCCGTTTGAATCCAAACCCTAGTTATACCAGCAATTCTTTCTTTAATAAAAACTGGTAATCCTGAAGCGGTAAAAGGAGCGGTGAAATTTGAAGTTCTTTCTTTTAATCTAGTTCTTAATTGTTCATCGGTTTCAGTATCTAAACCAAGAGTTAAACCGTCATAACTTAAAAAACAGCTATCGTCAACATCAAGAATCGGACTTATTAAAGTTAATTGTGAACCACCGCTGGAATTGCCAGCAACGCCATATTCTGTGGCTTTTATTGCAACATAGGCATTAGCAGAAGATACTGTAATTGTTCCCGTTGCGGGGCTTGCGGGCGTTCCTGAAATTGTATAGGTGAATTGTGTATTTGAAATAACCGTTATTGTTGCGGTTATGTTATATTCAGCTTGTCCAGCACCTGCAATTGTTACTGAAAGTCCAGTTGCTAAATTATGGTTTGATGATGTAGTAGCCGTAGCGGTTGATCCGCTTCTTGTTAAGCTAAAAAGCCCTATCGTTTGCGCTGAAATCGTTCCTAGGGCTTGAGTCTCATATTGCGTGCCGTCGGCTTTTTGTATTTCTGTTCCTGTCGGAATTGATGTAGTAGCAACACCAGTAAAAACCGCATAACCCTCCGCTTTAACTGGGTCTTTACGAGTAATGCCAAACCAAGAAGCCCAAAGTTCTAAATATATACCAGTTGCAGTTTGTGGAAATAATTGTTTTATTAACTCTTTTATCAAATCATTATTTTCATCAAATCCAGCTGACATAGATTTAGTTAATCCTAAAGCAAATGAATTTCTGATATTTGGGTCAATATGTCTTGAGCTATCTAATTGTCCAGCGTTTACAGCAAGAATAAGAGCGTTTGATATTCTTTCTTGAATTTGTGATATTGTTGGAAATTCAATTGCCATTTATAAATTTAAAAAAAGATTATAATATTTACTATTAACTTGTAATTTATTTATTAACTCAATTTCTAAATTAACTTGAGTATTATTCTTTGTTGCCTCAACTTTAGTTTTAGAAATTATTCCGTCGTCAATAAGCCATCTTAAACCATTATTTACAGCATTTTTAATCAAAGATAAATTTGAATCAGTTTGTTTTGCTTGCTCGGTATAAAACCACAACAAAGAGCCAATTTCATAACCAGCAATCAAATTAAATTGATTAGTAAAATGCCCCCTTCTTAAAGTTGGCTCAGATAATTGATTAGCTCTTTTTTCGCAAAAAACTGACATAAAAATTGCGGTATCTAGACTATCTGTTTTGGCAATATCGCCATTTTCAATATCTAAATCCCAATAATTTTTATCTTGATTTAATTTAAAATCTATTGCCATTTTTTTAAAAAGTTTTATTATTTAATTTATAAAAATTTATAAAAATTAACAACCCTAAAAACTATGATTATAAAAGGCTACATAACCAAGACTGATGGCACATACGCTACAGTTGTTTCATATCAAAATGAAATTTTTGATGATGTTTTATTAATTTGTCCTTACGGATCGCAAAGCAAAGTTAAACCAAGTGAGTCAACCCTCGTATTATTATTTGGTGGACTTGGAAGTAAAACGAATTTGTTCGGTATCCCTTATGATGTTTTAACGCAATCAACATTAGAAGAGGGTGACAGTGAAATTAAAAATAGAGTTTCGAGTCTTGGCTTTAAAGCTGGCAAAAGTAAAAACACGATTACGGGTGATACTGATTGTGATAAATCTTTTAATGCCATCTCTTATAAAGTAAATAATATTAAGGTTGTTGGAAGCCAACAAGCAACGATTGCCAATCCTGCAGGTGGGATTATAATAGACGCTGAATCTCGAGTCGCAATTACGAGCATAATAACCGCTTTAAAAGCTCATGGATTAATTGCTTAGGAAATTAAACCAGTTGCAAAACTATTGCCAAAGTTTTTAACTCCTGATGCGCTAAATGCACCTCTTTCAACAATATCTAAAGTTGTAAATGATCCTTGTAAACTTTGTGAAAATTCTACTCCCTGAATTAAAAAAGTCCCTGTAATTTGAGCGGTATAATCGATTATATCAACTAACATATTAGGTTGCCAAATTGTTTTGTTACTAGAATAGAACCCGACTACTTTACAACTATATCTTGAGCCTTTTGCACGCCTTAAATTAACATTCCATTCAGCTAAAGCCTTTAAAGATTTTGATTGTGAGGCTGTATCCATTGAAAGAATTTTGCGTCTAGTTTTTCTTATTTGTGAATCAGTTGCAGTTCCTTTTTGTGAGATACTTGTTTTTGTATGCGACTTATTATTGCCTTGCGAATAAACTTGAATAATATTAAATCTATCGACGCTTGAAAGGGTTAATTGTGCTGACAAAATATTATTATCAGAAGTAAAATTATTGATTAACATATTTTTAACAACATTATCATCTTCTCTAATAATAGATAAATTTCCTTCTGGATTTATTTTTAATAAAACTTGTAGTTTTTTTGCATATCTATCTAAAAAATCAAAAATACTTTCATCATTTTCTGTTTTAATTATTTCAGTTGGCTCTAGATTGAGTATCCCGACTTCATTAATTACTTTTACCGAAGAAAATCCATTATCTTTTAAAACAATATTTACTAATTTCTCAAAATTTCTTTGAGAATAAGATTTTTGCAATATTGAAGAATCAATTATGTCGCCTCCAATATCTCGACCCGATACGGTTATTGTGTGTGAATCTGCTGAATATGAAACATCTAGTTGTTCAATATATCCAGTTATTCTTAAATAATCATCAATATATACTTTTGCTTGTTGCTGTAGTTTTAAATTATTTTGTATTAAGCCTAGATTGCTTTCTTTAACGGTTGTTGAAAATGAAAATGATGAGCAAAAACTTTCTAAAGAACTATTGACCGCAATATCAATAAATCCTTCGTATCTAACGCCGTCTACTTCGAGATATATATTATCAGACATTTGTTAATATTTTTATTGTTCCCTGAATCTTTGAGGTATCTCCAAAGTTATTTAAAAGTCTAATTGTTTCTTTTTGGTCTAAAGAGCCATAAAGTTTATAGGTTAAACAATTTAAGCTAATTGGATTAAAAACTTCGTAATTTGCAATATTTGGCAGGCTGATTGCCAATTGAGAAAATATATTTGTTGCCTCGATTTTCATTTGAACTAATGTATCGTAAAGCCCTTTATCTATATCCCCTAACGAATTAAATCCATTTTCTAAATCATCGATAACTTGGTTTAACTCTTGTAAATTTGTGTATTCAATGTTAGCTGAAGCATCGTAAGCGGTGGCTAGAACGGCAACATTTACAAAGTTATTTATTTGGTCTTGGTTAGCTTTTATATCTAATTGAATTTGCGATTTACCAACTATTACTTGGTCTCTCTCGTTAAATCCAAAGAGTTTTTTTGTTGTGTCAAATAAATCTTTTGAATTATTAAA